GATACCAAACATTGGTCATAGCCATCAAAGAAGCAGCCGTGAATGCAGCATCACGCTCTTTTGCTGCCGACTCATGAATAGCGTCATCGTACGATGCGGCAATCTGCGCTGCAAGTTTGCCGTTTCCAGCAGACACAGCAGCAGCAAGAGCACACCCTTGCGCGACAACTGGACTCAGAGTGCTGCGAAGAATCACAGTATCCAAGTTCAACTTCATATCCTTGACAGAATCTCCAAGAGATGCATCAAGTGCTTCCTTTACTGTATTAGTCCAACTCATATTAGGCGTCCTTTGGCATTCCCATACAACGGCTGAAGAGATATCCTTTTGCTGTGCGCATTTCGGAGTTGCTCAAAAAGCCATCGTTATTCTTATCAGCACGTTCAAAGAGTTGCTTTGAAACTGTGCAGAAACGATTTACATCTTCAAATGAAACTTTGCCATCCTTGTCAAAGTCATACTGAGCCACACGATCTTGAGCCATCGCTGGCGCAGATAACATCATCAATCCAATGATTAGTTTTTTCATTTAGTTTTATTTCCTATTAGGCAGCGTTCAGCGTTGCTTCACCAATAGCACGATTGCACTGGCAAAGTTCGCCTGTTTGTAGAGCATCGAGAACACGCAGCGTTTCATCAGCATTGCGACCAACGTTTAGATTGTTGACCGTGACGTGCTGAATGACATTTTCTGGATCAACGATGAACGTTGCACGCAGAGCAGCACCTGCTGGGCGATAGAACACGCCGAGTTGCTCGACGAGATTATCATTGTTATCATTCCAATCACTGCTACCACGAGCAGTATCAGCAAAGAACCAGCAAGTGGTCTTCTTGAGGTCTTCGTGAGCATTCTTCCATGCCAACTTACAGAATTCATTGTCTGTTGAACCGATCAAAAGAACTGCATCGCGATCAGCGAAGTCCTTGTTCAACTTATCGTAAGCAACAATTTCGGTTGGGCAAACAAAGGTAAAGTCCTTTGGATAGAACACAATGACCTTCCACTTTCCTTCGAAGGAAGTTTCGTCAATAGTTTCAAATGCACCATCAGGGGTAAGAGCACCAGGCTTCACACCAGTGACGCGAAATTCTTCTAACTTATCTCCAACTGTCTTCATGTTAAACTCCTGTATAATGAAAACTTACAAAACGAAAATATATATGCAGATATAGTTCTAAAAACTATCTGCAGCCGATAATTTGATTCAATGGAATTGATAGTTGAATACTATCAGGCAACAATGCCATACTCTTCGCGAAGAATCTTCTTGTATGGCTTTCCTTGCTCAACAAGAAGAGCAACCAACTTCAGACGCTGAGCCAACTCAGGCTTATCGCTGTTTTCGAGGCAAACTACAATCTCACGAAGTTCATCCAAATTTACTGGTAAATCCATAACATAACTCCTAGTGTACCAAAAGAAACTCACATTATACCAGACATAGTCTATTGTACTATATCGTCAAGCAAAAGTCAAGCAATTTTATTAGCGTATGCTTCAATGTACTTGAGCAATTCTAATCTGTGAGTCTCAAGTTCATCTTCCTTGACAATCAGAGTCTGGCAAAATTCAGCCATGTCCACGCCAATGAGAATCACAACTTGCTTCGGCTCGAGACCAGACATCTCATGAAACATCTGTCGATACGCAGCACCCTGCATAAAGTATCCGCCGATGTTTTCCTTTTTCTTGAGACGAACAGAAGTCTTGAAGTCGATGACTGACAGAACACCTTTGTACTCAGCAACGCAGTCTACGGTTCCAGCCAATCGCAAATCATGCGAAAACAATTGCTCTTCGAGGCAATGAATGTTATTGACCTTCTCATCAATCTCTTTCTTCATTCGATAGAACAATGACTTGACGTTAGGCATCATGGTAAGTTCTGAAATATCTTCATTGTTCAGATACATCTCAAGTGCCTTGTGAACACCAGTACCTCTGGTTGTTGCAGCACGAGAGACTTTGTTGGCATGTTCTTCACCAACTTTCTTTCGCCATTCAAGAATTGCTTCTTTACCATAATCAGCAATTACAGTAGTGACTGAAGGATACCGATACCCATTCGGCGTCACATACATCCTAGTACCCATAACTTCTTCACGCAAGAGTTTGGGGAAGTTATGTTCGATATGATTAAACATGATAGAGCAACATCATGATGTCAAGAGCGCAATCGTTTTGCGGTATGTGCTTGATGACATGTAAATCTGGATTAAAATTGCGTATCATACAACTACCATCCTTCGCGGTATCTGCAATCAAATCAATTGCAGTTCTAGTATCGCGCCACTTATTATATGCAGTTAGAACAGGAAGATTTGCGCTCTTGGCAAGACTGTCAATTGACATTTGATCTAGCGATCCGCGTGCCCAAAAGGTTTGATTCGGTCCACCATGATCGTTGATATATTTTCGCAATCTTTCAATACCATCAACAACAGATAGATCTTCTTCGCTTGGAACCAGAGAAACCTTTCTGGCAATTTCTGATTGCTTCTGCCACCAAAGTAAAGTATCTTCAGATTTAGTTCTCTTATACTTTGTGATCTGTTCATCAATACTAAACTTCACGAAGCAAGACTTGTTTACAAATTCTTGATAGGAACACTTATCTTCGAATTCAAAGTGTGTTATTGCTGCCGAGATAACAACGGCAGTTGATTCAGTATCAAGAGTTTCTACATCAAACATAAACATTATAAAGGTATCCTATCATTACAAAGCCACATAGATATTATACTACAAAGTCAAGCAAAAGTCAAGTATTATTTTCCGAATAGTTCTCATATCGTTCTACTGCAATCAAGAAGTCCTTGACAAGACTACTGCGAACAATGTCATCTGTAGTAAACTCAATATTTGTAAATGATGGCATTAGTTTTGCTACATCATGAAATTTCTTGAGTCCACTCTTGTCCTTGTTATTGCGATACAAGTCTGTTTGCTTGTAGTCACCGCAGAAGATGATCTTGGAACGATGACCAACGCGAGTAATAATTGTTGACAATTCTTCGAAGGTCATGTTCTGACATTCGTCAACAATAATAATCGCATCGTCGAAACTCATACCGCGAATGAAACTTGTAGAGATGAATTCAATACGACCGCATTCTTTCAATGCTTCGTATGCATCTCGACGACCAAACAGCGTATGATAAATTTGCATGTATGGTTGTTCATAGAGACTCATCTTTTCTTCAACAGATCCTGGTGTGAACCCAAGGTCTCTACTCTGGACTGCTGAACGTACAATAACAACTCGGTGGAATGAAGAAGTCTTGTCTAGCACTTCTTCAATTGCTTTGTAGCAAGCAATGAAACTCTTACCAGTTCCTGCTGAACCACAGAGCATTACAAAGTAGTCACCACGTTTATACGCTTCGAAGAATTTCGACTGGTTCGATGTCAGCGGTTCAAATGCTCTTAATTCGGCGGCTTTGATTCTCGCTGGCTTTTTCTCCAAAGTCCCTTCACTTATTTCAATAACAGTATTAGAGTTTTTTCTTTTGCTCAAAATACCTCACTTCCCTGCTCTCGCAGCGGCTTGCTTCTTCCTATGCTTTTCTAGAATTTGATCAGTTTTGATTCGTTTAGTTTCTTTCCTCAAAACTTGATCCGCCAATGGGCTTCTTGGATTTTGCTCTGCGATTTTCTGAAGAGTTTCTTTCCATCCACCATCCATTTTCTTACCACCGAAGTCGCCTGACCCAGTGTAGTTAAATCCTGGAGCGTCGCTGTAATATCTTTCTAGGTGAGGATTCTCTGCCTTAAATGAATCGTAGGCAGACATAGGCATTACATATTCTTCAATCTTCTTAGTTTTAGTATTCACAAATTCATAAGTTGGCACAGGTTTATCCTCTATATCGTTTAGCCTTTCCGTCTGGCTTTACATGATGAGCATTGAATCTAATATCTGGAAATTCGTTTTGCAGTTCTAAGAAATGCTGCAAGTTATGTTCGCTGTCGTCATAGAGCGACACATGCGAATAGTTTCCTTTCTTGATTTGATTGCGAATGATTGCAGTTTTCTTTTGCGCAACAGTACCTTCCCCTTCCATGTTACCAGCCCTGTGTACATGAATGTTATCAATATCCACGTTCTGCTTACGGAAGGCATCTAGGAAACGATCCTTATCGTCAAAGTCGGCTCTTGCTGTATTGATGATGACTTTTCCACCAGACTTCTTGGTCTTGGCGTGAAGTTGTTTCATCTTTTGTAGCATTCGTTGGTTAGGTTTAGACTCTGTATCAAACTTCTCAGCCGAACGGAACTCAGAATAGTCATAGTGATGGCCATCTGGAAGTTGATGCGTATTGTATTGAGAATTGGTAAGAGACCCGACCTGCTTCTTACCCTTCATTACTCTGATCTTTGCTGTCGTGTGAAACAGAGTATCGTCTACATCGAATACATGCAGACCGCGATTACTTGAGATTTCTTCTTGTAAAAAGTCTAGGAATTTCTTCATTGCCTCTTATTTATACCAACTCGGGATCTCACGATTGGTCCATTTAGCGAATCGAACCTTATGCTTTTTGTAATAGTTTCGATAGGCTGCAATGGAATCGCCAGGAACCTTGGCATCTTCGGGCATGGCTTGGGGCGGTTCAGTAAACAATCCCGTTCTGGGAATGTTATTGGGAGCGAAACTTAGATTCTGAATCACAAGAGAAGTCTTGTGCTGCTTGTCAGTCTTGCCACCGTAACGATGGCGATACTCTTGACAGAGTTCCGTAGCCAGATTCCAAAGCCACTGATAATGATCTAATGACTCGCGAACCCAGATCGCACTCGGATGATTGATGTGCGAGGCTTTGTAAAGAATCGGTTCACGATGATCGTGTAACTTCCATCGCTTGATGTTACGACCATTGGCAGTCTTATCGACATACAAGTCGCCGTCAAGAATACGATGCGCCGTTGATAGCAACTGCGCATACTCGATGATCATCTTGACGACATGTTTGTCGCAATGATACTCAGCCGAGATTTTCGGATGCTGGTCCAGATAGAAGATATTCATTGTCCACCATATCAAAAGTGCGATCTTTCTCTTGCCAATATTCTTCGATTGCTCGCTTGGCGTATTCTAATTCAATGTACTGACCGAGGATCAATTCTTCGGTGGCATTGATTGGAATTTTCGCACCCCAAACAATCGTAAATGCTATATTGTATGCCTGACCAATCACTCTACCATCGTATGTTTGGTAATAGTAGTGAGTGTTCTTCTCAACATACCGCCAATTTCTACGCATTAGTTTAGCGTCCTGTCACTAACAATATTAAGCGGCTGCACTTTATCGCGAGAAAGAGAAATAGCATTTACCATACTATGATATTCTTCTTCAGACAATGATGTCTTGTAAATTTGCAGCGCAATCATAGTATAGACGGCTGCTACTGCAAATGGAGTATTGCCTTCTTCTACCAGTTTACCTGTGAAGTTATATACTGTATCAGCAAGATTCTTCATTTCATTATCCATATTACACCTTACTCTTTCGCATATTCAAAATCATACGATACTCATCAAGAGTTGTCGTACCCATATCTCGATTGTGAGTCTTGCGAATCACAGCACCATCCATCAGTTCGCCGCCGTGCGCCCAAGCAGTGTCATGACCCCACACAGAGTCCTCAAGACGCAGCGGTTCACCATCAATAGCACACTTGAACCCCTGAATCGCTAGTTTCTGTTCGCGCTCAGAAGTCGTCAGGCTTCGCTTACTGTCGCGGAAGATCACACCATAGTCAGCAGGATCATCGCTCAACTCAGCAAGGAAATACTTCGCGACCTCTCTTTGAATCGTACCGTTCGCAAAGTTAGTCATGTTCTTACGAACAAACTCTTTGATCAGATACACATCCCCATCATACTTGATGGTCTTGTTATTGTAGGTTGTATCTGCAGTACCAGTCAGCAGGGAATACACAGCCATGAACGACTCATAGAACTTTGTGTAGTCATCGATCTTGAAGTTCTTGTTCTTTTCGTACAGAGCAAACCAAACCAACTGAAGAGCAGCGAAGATATCTGTGTTCAGTTTGTATGGCTTACGCTCACATGCCAATCCATAGATATCGTCGAGAAATCGCTCAACGTTCTTC